CGAGCCAGACACTGGATACTCCAGTGCTGCAAACCCAACTGCTGCTGGTCCTTTATCAGCACAGATCACTGATCCATTTGACGCATCTTCACCATCATATGAAGATACAACTGGAACAGGTATGACTTCAGCAACTGCTGAAGCATTGGGCGACTCTTCTTCTAACTCTTTCGCAGAAATGGCATTCTCAATCGAGAAAGCAACTGTTACTGCAAAATCAAGAGCATTAAAAGCAGAATACACAATGGAATTAGCACAAGACCTTAAAGCAATCCACGGTCTTGACGCAGAAGCAGAATTAGCAAATATTCTATCTTCAGAAATATTAGCAGAAATCAACAGAGAAGTTGTTAGAACAGTAAACATCCAGGCAAAAACTGGTGCTGCTGGAACATCAACTCCTGGTACATTCAACTTGGATGTAGATGCTAATGGAAGATGGTCTGTTGAAAAATTCAAAGGACTTCTTTTCCAAATCGAGAGAGAAGCAAATACTATTGCTAAAGAATCTCGTAGAGGTAAAGGAAACATGGTTCTATGTTCATCAGACGTCGCTAGTGCTCTAGCAATGTCAGGTGTTCTTGACTATGCTCCTGCCCTTCAAACAGGATTGAATGTAGACGACACTGGTAATACTTTTGCTGGTGTATTAAACGGAAGATACAAAGTATATGTTGATCCATATGCTGGTGTTGACTATTTAACAGTCGGATACAGAGGTACAAACCCATATGACGCAGGTCTTTTCTATTGCCCATACGTCCCATTACAAATGGTGCGTGCAGTAGGTGAGAACACATTCCAACCAAAAATCGGTTTCAAAACTCGATATGGAATGATCTCAAACCCATTCGTAGGATCAACTCCTTCAGATGGTCTTGCTTCAGCTGGAACAAATTTCTACTACAGAAAAATGGCTGTATCAAACATTCTATAAAAACAATTAGTTGTTTTCTAAAGGGCAGATTATCTGCCCTTTTTTTTGTATAAATACTTACTATGGCAACACCAACAAACAAATCATTCTTACATCCAACTGCATTTAGACTGCTGATACCCAGACTGCCTAATGTAGAATTCTTTTGTACATCAGTCACAGTTCCTGATATTAGTTTTTCCGAGGCAATCTTTGCTACTAACATCGGTGTGAATGCATACTATCCAGGAGATAAGATTACATTTATGGATCTCAGTGTCACTTATCTTATTGATGAGGACATGGCAAACTATAAAGAAGTCTATGACTGGATGCGAGCAATTACTCCTGCGAATGATCCTGAAACATTTAAGAACCTCACAGGAACTACATCAACATCGACTAATGCTTACACTGGCACAAATTCTGATCTAGAACAGTATGAAGATATTACATTAGTGATCAACACGAATAAGAACAACCCCAATAGGTACATTAGATTCTATGACTCTTTCCCTATTGCTTTGGGTGGGTTTCAAATGAACAGTGAGAGTACTGATGTTGCTGTATTGACAGGAAGTGTTAATTTTAGATTTACATACTTTACAATCGAAGATAAGTCTTAAACCACCTTTACAACACTTGCTAAATATAGTAGAATAACTATAGGATTACATTATGATATTTGAAGATTACCCACGAGAGAGTGTTCACTTTGGTACCATGAAAACCAAAGGCGAAAGCATGCCAGAGGCAAAAGAGTACTTTAAAGCATTCCCTGGAGCATGTCGACATGTTCCTCTTAAAGTTATTGATCAAAGAATAAACAACTCTGGTCAAGATACAACTCATAGAATTAAAGACTATTATGCTCACAAGCATGAATACACTACGATAGGATCTACCACACCAAATAGAACAGAAGAGCAGAATAGAATGTATCATTTCAATAAGATGCATTATCTGATTCACAATATCAAAAACAATGGTTTAGAATACCCACCACAAGGTGTTTTGACTTATGATAACCTTGATCGAACTAAAATCAATTTCAATTATCACATACATCCTGGAACAGGAAGAGTTAACTCACTGCGATGGTTAGATTGGAACCCATCTTGTATCGTTTGGGATCCTTATGAGATGTTTAGGGATTATGATGCTTTGGACTTCGAAATGTACATTGATATCTTCTGGCAGAATCATGTACATAAAGTGGGAGATTTTCAACTGGATTTGATAGTAAATGGGGCAGGATGGGGTAATTTGGAGTGTTTTCAGACCATAAATTATCAAGTCAACTATGATGCTCATTATGACCTTATAAGACCCATGTTTGAAAACAAACCCACTTTATACATAGGATATGATTCTAGACATGGCGAGGCAACTAAAGCATGTGAAAGATCTATTGAAAAGTGGACGCATCCCTTTACCATTAAGTATCTAGACATATCTAAGATACCAGAGTATACAAGAGAGTATGCCAATCAATCAACTGAGTTTACATACAGTCGCTTCCTTATACCATATCTTCAAAATTATGAAGGCATTAGTGTATTTGTAGACGATGACTTTATCTTCTTAGAAGATCCTAGTCCTTTACTGATGTCGGTCAATCATGACGAGGCAGTTGCCTGTGTTAAACACGACTTCAGTGATAAAGGGTATAGACAAAAACTAGGAAACGAAAAGGATGTTTGGTATCCTAAAAAGTTATGGTCTAGTCTTATGGTGTTTAACAATGCTCATGAAGACTGTAAAAAATTAACACCAGAGGTCATTAATACTGAGTCTGGTCAATACTTACATCAGTTCCAATGGACTAATGCTAATAAGATTGGTGCTATCCCAGATAGATGGAATTGGTGTGAGGGTTATAGTGAAGAATCAGAATTTTATAATGCTGGTGCTGTTCACTACACAAGAGGTGGTCCATGGATAAAAGACATGGATTGTAAACATATTAAATACAAAGGTATACATGAAATCTTTAGAACAGATCAAGATAGAATGGACAGAGGAATGTTCCATCAATGATATTGAGTTAGACGCAACCACACTAGAAGTTCCTAAACTTCATGCTAAATACTCTGACTACTTAACTGACTGGAAGTTGGTTGAGAAAAAATTGAATTTGAAATACAAAGAACTGCTTAAGAACAAGTGGTTATGGTTCAATGGCAAACTATCACAATCAGAGATCGAAGATCTTGGTTGGGATTATGATCCTTTCAATGGACTTAAGATTATGAAAGGTGATTTCAATTACTTCTTCGAAAGTGATAAAGATTTGCAAATTATGAAAAACAAATTAGACATTGCCAAGATTACTATAGAATACATTTCTGAAATTATTGATATGCTAAAATGGAGACATCAATCTATTAAGAACATTATTGAGTGGCGAAAGTTTATGGCAGGTGCTTAATGATATTGCCGAATGTGTTTTACAAAATTCCTAATGCTCTCACCATAGATGAGTGCAATCAGTTTCACGAACTTGCCAGACACATCAACATATCACCAGCAAAAGTGGGATTGGGTCCGAGTGATCCAGATGCCAAGCAAGATGGTGGTGTAGAAATAAAGTCACGCAAATCAGCAACAGGTTGGTTCGAACCTGACAGACTTCCAAAACATTTGATGGATAGAATCGTAGAACTTACCAATCAAGCAAACGAAGAGGCAGGTTGGTATTTTGATTTATGCTATCAAGAGAATTTACAATACACCATTTACAATGGTGCACCAGTCGGTGAGAAAGGTGGTTATTATCACTGGCATGCTGATCATGGTGGAGAAATAGGTGATGATGGCAGATATCGTAAACTGTCATGGGTCATACAGTTGACAGATCCTATGGAATATGAGGGTGGAAACTTTCAATTCTTAGAACCGACTAAACAGTATTGGGAACTCGGTAGAGAGAATGGTCGTACAAAACTTGATCTAGATAGGATGATCACTACAGTTCCATGGTCAGGTAAACAGAAAGGAACATTCTTAGCATTTCCTTCTTTCCTATTTCATCAGGTTCAACCTGTTATCTCAGGAACACGCATATCATTAGTAGGATGGGTACAAGGGTTCCCATATAGGTAATGAAAGTTCAACTCACTAAGGTGAATGAAGTTTATATGGTCGTAGATGCTGATGACAGTATCTGCCGAGAGTTATATGACTTCTTTTCATTCGAAGTTCCAGGTGCTAAGTTTATGCCAGCAGTGCGTAATAGATTCTGGGACGGATATATCAGACTCTTCAATATTAAGACCCATAGGATTTATGTCGGTCTCTTTCCATACATACATGAGTTTTGCAAAGAGCATAACTATCAACTTGAAACTGATGGCGAAGTTAATCGTGCAGAGAATCGCACTTTCGATGAAATAAAAGAATGGTCTAAACTATTAGATCTGCCCTTTGAACCAAGAGATTATCAGATAGAAGCAGTACAGAGAGCAGTCTCTAAGGGTAGACGACTGTTGGTATCTCCTACTGCTAGTGGTAAGTCTTTAATTATCTATATGCTTCATCGTTGGTATGAGCATAAAAAGGCAAGAGCAACAGGTGAAGATGATTGTAAGACATTGATTATCGTACCAACTACTTCATTGGTTGAGCAAATGTCAAAGGACTTTGCAGAATATGGTTATGATCAACCTATATGTAAGATCTATTCTGGTCAAGAATATTTTGATGCTGATGTGACCATATCGACTTGGCAATCTTTCAGTAAAGCACCCAAAGAATGGATGAATCAATATGATGTAGTCGTAGGTGACGAGGCACATTTATTCAAAGCAAAAACACTTACAAGCATCTTAGAAAAGATGAAAGATGTCACCTATAGATTCGGAACGACTGGT